GGAACGTTGATGAAATCACCGCCCTCGGTGGCATTTAGCTCCGCCAGAGGCTGCACCACACCGGAAGCCAAGAAGGCATCACGCTGAGTGGTTTGCTCAATGACATACGGAGTAAAAACCTCGGGGATGATGATGTCAGAGCGAAGGGTCGCCATGACTAATCCTCAAAAAGGGTTTACGGATGTGGGCGCAGCCCTAGGCTCAATGCGGCGCAGCCATCACGAGCAGACACTGAAATACTAACGGTTGGCTGCAGCCTTCATGCGCTCATATAGATCACGGTCTGTACGGAACAGGCGTGATTGCTCGGTCAGGTTGAAGGTTTCACGGCTGAATGGATTGCTGGTGCCGGGCGGGATAGCAGCATTGCTACCGCCAGTTGGTGCGCCACTACCCTGCGGCTTGGGCTGCTTTTGCATCCACGCGGGCAGAGTCTTGGCCCACTCGCTGACGGGTGTGCGCTGATAGCCGTCTACCACGACCACCGTGCCATCTGCCTCGCGTTGGATTGCATCAGGCGACAGCTTGGTTTTGAGCACAAGGTCAGGGTCATGCACGATGTCGGCTAGTGCGGTCACTGCCGGCGTGACTAGCTCTAGCTCGCGGACTCGGGCTTCGAGTTCTGCAATGCGCTGGTCCTTTTCAACCGTCGCCTCACGGAACTGCTGCTCCAGAGCTTGCCGCGCTTCTTGGTACTTGCCTTGTGATTCGAGCTGCTGTTGCTCGTAGTTGCGCTTGAACTCCAGCAGTTCATCGACATTCACTCCATCAGGCGCCTTGGATTTCTTTGCTGCACGCAGCTCTGCAATCAGCTCTTGATTTTTGCGTTCTAGTGCCTCAACACTGCGCTGCAATGCATCGGTGCTTGCACCCTCGGTAGCCGCAGGCTCCTGGGTTTGTTGTTCGTCAGACATGGATAAGCCGCAGGCTTAATTACGCCCTAAGGCTATCACTTACGCTTGCGCTTTTTGCCGGCCTTTGCGTACGCGATTGCTGCGGCTTGCTTTGGTGGTTTGCCCGCCTTGATTTCCTTGCGGATGTTGGCTGAGATCACAGCCTGCGACTTGCCCCGCTTCAATGGCATGACGCCATTCCTCAATGCCTGTCAGCAGTGTAGAACCGTCGGCAGTTGCCCAACCCTTGTCGGTGTAGATAGCGCTGATCCATGCTTCGCCATGTAGCGCTTCAACTGGGTCGCTGCTGATGTGGAAGATACCCCAGTTTTGAAAATGCCGCAGGCTAGGCAGGTCCATATCGCGCCCTAAGTTGTTCCAAGGTTAACTCTGACCCATCATCACGGACAAGCTTGGCGATGGCATTGGTCGGGCCATGCTTCTCCACAAGCCTGTTGAAATACGGCACTTTGCTGGCGCCTAATGCCTTGGCTTTGGTCTCTAGGTCTTGCTTGGCTAGCCATTGCCCATAGGTTTGATCCGCTGGCACTTGGCCACCTGCTGATGCACGCTTCGCTGGTGGTGGTGGCGTAAAGCCCAACCCTTCGTAATCAATCACTGCAACGGTCTGTGACCTGCAGTTGAAATGCTGCGGCGGTGTTGGCCCCTTGCCGTATTCAAACTCTTTACCATCCAATGCACGACAAATGCTGCTGGTGCGGGTATCCAGTGTTGCCACATAGCGATATTTCTTAGTGATGTCTTGATTTGCTTCATATACCTGCTGACTGGCTGCATTAGCGACTTGGTTAACACTGGTGCGCACTAGCGTAACGATTTGATTGTCGGCCACTGCTGTTGCTTGGCCGCCTGCTGCGACAAGTTGCCCAACAGTACGGGCGCGTTCACCGAATTGCAGGTTGCCGACTAGCCGCTTGGCAATATCCTGCGTCGGCTCACCAGTCAGCAAGCCTTGCCGCACTACTTGATTGAACCGCTCAGCTTGATCAACGGCAATACCACGAAATGCCTTGCTGACCACTTGACCATTGGGCAGCGTGATCGTGGCACCTTGTGCTGCAGTGAGGCTGAATGTTTGCGGTGCGCCTTGCACGGCTGCAAATAGGTCATCGCTCAGCGCCACCACATTGATCTGCGTTGGGTCAGTGGTGACCACCGACTGCGCAAATTGCGGGCTGATCTCAACGGTGCGCACTGCATCACGTGCACCAACGGGTAATGCACGTGCAAGCTGGTCCGTAACAAACTCCGATTGCAACTGCGCAATGCCTTGCAGCTCCAGTGCGGTCAGTTCCGTTGCATCACCTGCCCATGTGCCGAGCGAGTCTTTAAGCTGCGCAAGGATTGCACGCAGCCGTGCTGCCTTAACTGGTGCAGCTAGATCGTCAATGCCGCGTAGTTGGTTCACTGCATCAATGATGATGTCGTTGTAAGCATTGATCACACGCCGCGCAACACTATTGCTGTAGCGGTTCAGATCAATCGCATTGCGATATAGCGCTTCTGGTGTGCTCATTGATAGATGCCAAGATCCTCAGGGCTGTATCCGCTGCGGATGCTGACATTAGCGCCTTGGCGTAATGCACCACCTACCAATGCAGCAAAGGCGTCATACCCGTTCTGGCCGTCTTCAAGCAGCACGGTTTCGTCTACCTCATCAGGCTTGCCTTGCTTGTACCAACTGATGCGCACGATGGCGAGAATTTCAGGCGGCAGCACGCTGACGTGATAATCAAGCTCCTGCTTCCTCGGCTTCTTGGGTTCGATCATTATCATCAAATCCACTAAGCGGTCGGTTGTCCAGTCCAGCAGATGGTAGATCAAGCCCCGCATTAGCCGTAGCCTCCAGCTCTTCGTCTACGTTAAAGTCATCGCCTAGGACATCGCCCTCGGCAAGCTCACGCAGTAATGTTTCTTGCGTGATGGTGCCAGCGGTGTAAAGCTGCAGCAGGGATTGGATTTCCTGCGGTTCAAGGCGTGTACCAAGGAAGTCGCGGTTAACGTAGCTGCTGCCTGGTGCAGTGCTGCTGCCGATGTACTGCGCGTGAAACTGCAAGCAGTTGTCGATCATGTCCTGCACGTTTTGCGCAATCACCATCATGGTGCTGTCACCTTGGCTGCGGTCGATGCGCTTTGCCTCGGCGGTTTCAGCCGATAGCTTCTGGCCAAGCACTGCAGACAAGCCAAGCTCGTTGATCTGCGCTGCCAGTTGCTCTAGCCGCTTGAACTGGTAGTCAAAGCTGCGGCCTGCAGGTTCGATGTACTCCGCACGCCCTTCTGCAGGAAATGCAATCGCCTCACCGGGTCCAGCGCTGACTTCCTCTGCGGCAGACGGGAAGCCGAAGAACGCCAGCATCGGCACAGCTGAGATGTGGAGCTGATTATCAAGGTCGCTTTGGATTTGATATGCCTTTAGGTTCAGCTCAGCGATATCCTCCAGCGGCGGACGTGATTCCATGAACGCTTGGCGCTGCGCATAGGCAACACTGAACGGAATTTCACTGAGGCTGGTGCGGCCTTCGTCGATGATTTCAAACTCACCGTTGTCTTGCTTCTGGTGCAGTTGAAATTCACCTGGCGTCAGCACACGGATTTGCTCCACTGCCTTCTCGCCAAACTCACCGTCTGGCACGGTGACCATCTCAGCTAGCCGCAGTTGCGTCAATACTTGCCGGCCTTCTTGCTGCTCAGCACGCCAGCCAAGGATTTGCCGCGGCGTATATGTCACCCAATAGGGTCGACCGCCATCAGCAGGTGCATCCACCAGTACACCAACATGGCCATAACGGACCATCTTGCGGGTTGTTTCATAGGTCCAGACATTGAGGTCATTACCTTGCAGGTCAACATCAAACAATTGCTCACGGATAATGTCGGCCGTGTCATCAAGCCGCACAGGCTTGCGCGTCAACATGCCAGCCAGCATCCGCTCTAGCCGTTGATAGAACGGCGGGCATACGCTCCGCGCTAGGCGGTTGTCGTAGGACTCATCAAGCTCGCGCGGCTCCTGCGGCAGATACCGGCGATGCTTCTTGCGCATTCCGTAGGTGCCTTGCAGTAGATCCTCAATCAAGATCCAATGCGCTTCCTGTGCATACCACGTCGTATTAGCATCCTGCACGCGGGTGACACGACGCTGCGCAATCGGACGGTCGTATGCGTTGAAGCCTGTGTACATGATCAGTACAAGCGAATACCCGTGCTGCGTCCAGCGCCGGCATGGAGTGGGTTGAACTCACGCCACACGAGATAGCCTAGTGCGTCATTCATGTGGTCATGCCCGGCATCCTTATCGGGATCGCCCTTGTCGGTGTAGCACTGGAGTTCGAGGCATTCGATCAACCGCTTGCAGCGCTGGTGGATTGTAAGCCTGACCTGACCCTTGCCGTTTTCCAACAAAGCCTGAACAGCAGCCACGCGATCACGGACGGGAGGATTTGCGCGAGGTGATTGGTTGGACATGCCGTAGGACTCCAGGATCTGGATATCGGTTTGGCTTGCATTGGTGCTGCGGTTGCCGCCTGAAGCATCTGGGTAGATGTAGATACGCCGTTGCGGGTAACGCGCTTGGATCTCCTGCGCCAATGCATCCGTGTCATGGGCGCCGCTGATCTCATCTATCACTAACAGGCTGCTGCCGGTGCGGACACCGATGATGGCGGACATGTTGCCAACGTTAAAGTCAACGCCGATGCGCAACGGTTCGCGGTCTAGGTCGGGCAGCTCTGATACCACGTGCTTCTCACGGTTGAAGCGGTCGTAGATGGTGCCCGTGGTGAGGTTGACGAACTCACCATCCAGATACGCCCGCAGCAGGTTTGGGTCGTAGTTAGCTTCCAGCCGCTCAATGAAGTCCGGCGGCAGGTGCGGGTTATCGGATGACCGCATCTTGATCAGCTTGCGATCTTCACGCCCTTTCGCCTCTTCACTGCCAAAGGTATTCCACATCCAGCGGAAACCTTCTGGCGTGGATGCTGCACCAAACTGGCGGACGTTGCCGGAACGCAATCGGCCAAGGATCTTGGGAAATGCCTTGTTAGCAATGGATGGTGTCACGGTGTCGATCTCATCAGCCAGCACCCATGCAAGGTTCAAGCCGATGATGCGTGACCAGTTCTCAAAGCTACGGCACAGGATCTTGGTATCACCGCCTGGCAAGTGCAGCATGTATTCAGGCAACGGTGATGCCCTAAAGGTGTACGGGATTTCGTATGCCTCCAGGAAGTTCTCGAAGTCGTTCTGCCAGATATCTCGGATCAATGGGCCAGTGGGCTCCATCACTGCGCCGATGAAGCCTTGATTGGCCGCGGCCAGCATCACCGCCTTAGCGCACAGCGCACGTGTCTTGCCGGCGCCATAGCCGGCGCTGATACCAATAATCTGCGTGGCAGCATCATCAACAAATGCAAGCTGTCCTGGGTGCAGGTCAGCGCGGATGCGTTGGATCAGGTCGCCAGTGTCTTCCTGCGTGGCAACATCCATAAACCCAAGCAGCTTGCCGGGTTCAACGATGCCGGCTAGCAGGCTCACGAGATTTCAAACCGCAGCAGCTTGGCTTGGTCTTCTAGCGCTTTGATTGCAATGCTGAGGTTGCCTTTTGCGCGTGCTTCACGCTCGT